TTGGAGCCATAAAGTCTACTCTTTACTAAATTTGGATCTACTTTGGGTATAACGGAAGCTAACCTATCTAAAGGACTACCTTCAAGAGCAACACCTGTAATATCGTTGGTTTTGAGCCAATCACATGCTGCCTTCAAGTCTTGGGTAGTTGCTTCGCCACTTTTTATTCTACGTAAGAAATCTTCTGTAACAAGATAGTGCAACTCGTTAAATCTTTCTTCAGCAGCCTTTTTAGGTATTACTCTTGTATTTGTCATTCGATGTCTAATCCTTTTTTAACTATTTGTAATGCTCTGTCATCGAGCTCGTTATCTGTAGATTCAACTAGCTTTTCTAGCAAATCGACAACAAACTTCTTGAACTTGTCACTTTTTAGACTTGTTAGTACAAGTGGTTTAATTAGTGCTAACATTATTTAGTCTCCTTTTTAGATTTAGGTGCTTTCTTTTTAGCAGCTGCTACTTTAGCTTTAGCGTCAGCTTCTCTTGCTGCTATTTGTATTGATAGTGTACTCATTAGAATGATAAAAATTTCTTTTTTTCTGGTTTAGGTGGTAGCAATGATTGTATAGGTACGATGTCCTGACACAGGAAAGCTACCCGTGTATTTGGTCTTATAGTAAAACCTTGACGTTGTAACTCTGCACATTTTAATGCTCTTACAAGTTCGTAATCTAATTGCATCTTCTCCTCTTGACGCTTGGCAATACGTCTGCATTGCTCAAGACCACGCTTGTCTAGAGGAACCATAAAGTTAACTTGAAATCCCCAGTTTTCATTTAATGAATAACTAGAGGGATATAATTCTCTTGTATCTTCATCTGCTGTATAGGGATTAGTATGGTTGCCCATATAAAAAGGGCTAAATGTCATTGTAGATCCATTACATGATATGTTTGGACCATACGTTTGACGAGAAGCTGCACCATTATTTTGAAATTGTACAGCTTGATTTGTTACATTACCCGTAGCTGCTGCTACAGGATTTGATGTATTATTTACATCTCCTTCACTAGCTAAGATAGGACTTATTGTGAGAAGACTGATAAGGAAGTAGTAGTAGTATTTATAGTCCAATCTGTTGTTGCGTCTATTTGTTCTACTAACCCTGCTGCTCTTGATGTGACTTCGAGTGTCCAATCTGCTGCTGAATCTGTTACAGAAAAAGTTGTATCTGATGCTGCAATGTCTCCAGAAGGAGTGACATTTGAGCCTGACCAAGTTTTTATTTCTGATCCAAATACTTGTGTCTGTTTTACTTCCTGTACTGTTTGAGTTGTTGTTGTCGTTGAGTTCATCGACCCTGTAGTAAATTGTGGGGTCACTGTGTTTGCTCTTGCGATTGCGGGTGACAACAATGCTAAGAGAAGAATCCATTTCTTCATGTTTTTGGTTTGTTTTCTTTGTCTTTTTTACCATTACCAGTAGACAAGCCAAACGTGGCTAGTGCACCAGTAAAAATCGAAGCGACGAAAGTGATATCGCCTGCCGTAGCTGACTTCTTAATCATAGGCAGCTCAACATAACTTAGTGTAATAATAAACCCTGACCAGATTACAACACCTAGACGCACTGCTGCACCTAGTACTTGCATCTGTTCATCATGGTCATCTATGTTTTCTTTGAGCTTGGTAAAGAGTCCTTTTTTTTCTGGCGGTTTTGTTTCCATTTTGTTATTTTATCCTGTAAAAACTTCTGTATCTTTTTTCTAAGCTTTTCTATAATCGGTTGAGTTATAGTTGTAGCTGCAACAGCTGTTACGGCTGCTATAGCTGTAGGAACTAATACATCACCTGTAGGTAATTTATAAGGTGGAAAAGGAGGTGGTAATGTAGGTGCTGGAGGTTCAGCAGTTTTTACCGGCTTTGTACCTTCTGGTTCTCGTAAATCACTTGGAGGTACAACCAAAGGTACATAACTCGGTACATCAGCAGTAGGTAATGGTATAGATATTGTTTCTATATTTTCTACAGGTGGAATTACTATGCTGGGTATCTCCATTTATTAATAAAGCTTTTTACCGTCAACAATAGCTTTGTCGATAGCTGTAAAAGATTCTGTTGTCCAGATAGATGTTGTTTCGTCTAGCTTTTTGTAATCTTTAATTATTTCAAGATGCTCTACATTACGCTTGATTCTATCTTTAAATTCATCTGTAGTTTCATCTTCAGTTTTAGCGATACCGATTTCAGTAACGCTATCACCAGCAGCAGCAAAGATAGCTGCGATTTCATTAGTAGTTTTTTCTTCCATTGTTTTAAAAATAAATAATTGTTTAATGTACAGCTTCAAGTGCTGCAACTTTTGTTGATAGTTCCTGTACTGCTTTAACTAAAATCGGAATAAATCTTCCATAAGCAGCTTCCAGTTTATCTGGATTTTCTTTATATACTGCTTTGATATAATCATTTTTACTTCCTAATGCTGCATCTATTTCTTGAGCAATAAAACCAAGTTCTGTTTTTCCATCATTGTCACTAGCTTCACGCATTGACCATGTGAATTTTCTTGGCTTAAGTGCATTAATTACATCAAGTCCATCTTCTGAATCAACAATATCTGTTTTGTCTCTTTCATCAGATAAAGAACTAATTGTTTGAGTTTGACATCTTAGAGTCTGTATAGAGCTATTTCCTAATGTTATTTCGTTTGCAGCTGTTGCAGAAGAAGGCTCTGCCACATTACCAAGAACTATAGTATTACTTCCAGTTGTTGTGGTAGTATTTGCTTCTTTTCCAATAGCTGTATTATTGTTTCCTGTAGTTATAGCATTACCAGCTTGAGATCCTAAGGAAACATTATTTACACCAGTTGTGCATGAAACCAAAGCATTATATCCAATACCAGTATTATTAGCACCAGTTGTGTTTGAGTTTAAAGAATCTTTTCCAACTGATACGTTGTATGACGATGTTGTGCTTGCAACTAAAGCTCCTGTTCCTACTGCAACGTTATCTGCACCAGAGGTATTCGCTTCAAGTGATTTATAACCAACAGCAGTATTATTACCACCAGTGTTATTAGTTAATGCGTGATAACCTACAGCAGTAATGTTACTAGATGTCGTATTATCTTTAGCAGCAGCTTTACCTACAGCAGTGTTACGCACTCCAGTAGTGTTTTGGTGTAACGCTCCTTCTCCTACAGCAGTGTTATTATCTCCAGTAGTGTTATTTTCCATGCAAGAGCCACCAATCGCAGTATTACTACCAGCAGTTGTATTTGCATTTAAAGCAAAATATCCGATACCTACGTTGTTAGAGCCGGTTGTGTTTGCAAATAAAGCTCCTTGGCCTCCAGCAAAGTTGTTATTTCCTGTAGTGTTACTTCCTAATGTATCAATACCTATACCTGTATTTGCATTACCTGTAGTGTTAGCATCTAGAGCATTAGCACCGACAGCAGTGTTTCCAGTTCCAGTTGTGTTTACTTGTAAAGCATCTTTACCTACAGCTGTGTTATTATTTGCAGTTGTCGCATATGCAAGGGCTGAACCACCAAAAGCAGTATTATTATTTCCTGTAGTACAACGTTGCAATGCACCCCAACCTAACGCAGAGTTAACTTGACCTGTTGTATTATCTGTAAGTGAATTATATCCAACTGCTGTATTATATCCAGCCGTTGTATTAGCATCTAAAGCACTAGAACCTACAGCAGTGTTTTGAAATCCAGTTGTGTTTGCATCTAAAGCACTTTTACCTACACCAGTGTTTCCGTAACCTGATGTATTACTTTCTAAAGAGTAATGGCCTACTGCAACATTATCGTTGGCATTGTTATGGAATAAAGTCTGCATACCAAGAGCAACATTTTGAGTTCCTGTGGTATTAAGTGCCATAGAATTATGGCCCATAGCCGTGTTTGATGATCCTGTTGTGTTGCTAGTTAGTGAACCATAACCTACAGCGATGTTGTTTGAGGCTGTTGTGTTAGCATCTAAAGCTAAAGCACCAACAGCTACGTTTTGAGCTCCAGTTGTGTTAGAAGTTAAAGCAGCGTGACCAATTCCTGTATTGCTACTAGCCGTAGTATTTGCATCTAAAGCATTAGAACCTACAGCTACATTTGACTGTCCAGTTGTACTTACCCTTAATGCTTGCCTTCCGATCGCTACATTATCATTAGCTGTGGTGTTAGCTCCTAGGGCTTCATCACCAATAGCTACATTGTTTGCACCAGTTGTATTGTTTTGTAATGCTAAGTATCCCATAGCATTATTTTCTGACCCAGTAGTAGTATATCGTAATGACTGAAATCCTACTGCATTATTTTGTGTACCAGTAGTATTTGTTTTTAAGGCATCAGTACCCACTGCGGTGTTATTATTTGCTGTAGTATTTGCTTTTAAAGCATCTTTTCCTACAGCTGTGTTTGAAAGTCCAGTTGTAGCACTACTTAAAGCATCTTTACCTACCGCAGTATTTTGGTTTGCAGTTGTAGCACTACTTAAAGCACCTTGACCAACAGCTACTGAAGAATTACCAGTTGTATTCGCAGTTAAAGCCTTATAACCAACAGCAGTATTATATTCACCAGTTTGGTTGGCAGCCATAGAATTTGAACCAATAGCTGTGTTTTGGTCAGCAATACTTTGATTTGTTAATGCTCTATAGCCGATAGCTACGTTATCATGTCTAGTAGTATTAGCATCTAAAGCTAAAGCACCCACAGCTACATTCTGCGTTCCAGTTGTGTTTATTTGTAAAGAATGATACCCAACAGCTGTGTTGTGATCTGCAGTTGTATTAGCATCTAAAGCACCTTTTCCTATCGCAGTGTTATTAGCTCCAGTTGTGTTTGATGCTAAAGAGTTATATCCAAGAGCAGTGTTATTATCAGCAGTTGTGTTTACTTGTAAAGCTAATCTTCCAACAGCTGTATTCTTATCTCCAGTTGTGTTTGCAGTTAAAGCTGCTTGACCAATCGCAGCATTTTCTGTACCAGTTGTATTAGCGGAAAGGCAATTCATACCTACCGCAGTATTATTAGCTCCAGTTGTGTTAGCACCTAAAGAGCTAGTTCCTACTGCTGTGTTATTACTTGCTGTAGTATTAGCATCTAAAGCTAAAGCACCTATTCCAACATTATTACTTCCAGAGGTATTATTTTCTACAGAAGCCCTACCTATACCAATATTAGAAGATCCAGAAGTATTAGCACCTAACGCATTTTGACCTACACCAACGTTATAAGAACCTGTAGTATTTGCATCTAAAGCACCTTGACCTACAGCAACTACTCCAGTTCCAGAAGTTAATTCTGTTAGTGCATTTTTACCGATAGCAGTATTATTGGCACCAGTAACAGCAGCATCTAAAGCACTTTCTCCAACAACAGTATTACCAGCAACAGAGTTTGCACCTTTACCAACAGTAACGCTATTAAATATTACATCTCCACTATGACCGGCTTCCTTCATTAAAGGAGTACCACCAGCAGTACTTCCGTCATGGACTACAAGTACTTTCTTTGTTGTGTCTACAGTTACCTCTCGAGTAACACCTGTAAACGAATTATGTTCAGAAGTTGTACCACCTCTGAGTTGTAATTGATCCGGCATTTGGTTAAATTCCTCCTAAATTAAAAGTTCCCGATCCTTTTGCAAGTGATACTCTATTAGCTGCAATATTTTCTGTTGAAAAAGCTGCACCTGATATACTGAGACCACCTAAGTCTATTGAGTTTGAGCCAGCAGATGCTGTATACAAACTGTTAAAAGCTGATGTTGCAAACTTTGCTACTTCTACAGCATTTTCAGCAATACCTTGGAAAACGCTTCCATTGTATATTCTTAGTTGTTTAGTATTACTATTAAAATATAAATCTCCTTCTGTTACTGAGTTACCTAAAGAATCACTAACTGGATCTGAACTAAGTTGACCTAAGTAAAGAGCTAAAAAATTATTTAAATAATTAGATGCGTTAGTAACATTCGTAATGTTTGATCCAACAGTATTAACGTTTGATATTGACCCAGCTACTGTATTAACGTTTGCTATATCTGAAGCTGTAGTATTTACATTTCCAATACTTCCAGCAACTGTACTGATGTTACTGTTAGCTCCAGCAACTGTTGTAACATTAGTGTTGTTGTTAGCAACTGTTGTTACGCTTCCGGATATTCCAGCTACAGTGCTTACATTAGATGATATACCAGCAACAGTATTTATATTTGAAGCATTAGAAACTGCACTGTTAATATTAGATGCGTTAGAAACTGCACTATTAATATTTGAAGCATTATTAGCAACAGCATTTATGTTAGTTGCATTATCAGCTACGGCAGTAATATTAGAGTTGTTACCAGCAACTGCTGTTACATTAGAATTATTATCTGCAACAATATTTACGTTTGCAATATTACCAACAAGTGTTCCTATCTCTGTACTGTCATTTGCAACCGTTGTTACATTAGAAGATATACCAGCAACAGTAGCTATGTTACCAGATATACTAGCCAAGGTATCCATGTTGGTTACATTTGATGATGTACCCAATGTATTCATGTCAGCTACAGCGTCAGCAGTACCAAGTAAAGCCATATCAGCTACAGCATCAGCAGTACCTAATCTTCCTAGTTCAGCATCTTTATTAGCAACGGCAGTAATATTAGCATTATTATTTGCAACTATAGTTACATTAGAATTATTACCAGCAACTGTAGTTACGTCACCGTTAATTCCAGCGACTGTAGTTATGTTTGCATCATTGCCTGCAACAGTATTTATATTTGAAGCGTTACTTACTACTGAATTAATATTTACAACATTTAAACCAGCAAGAACAACATTATTAATGTTATTACCTACGTTATTTACATTAGCTATATTGTTACCTACGTTATCAATATTAGTTAAATTACTAGCAACTGTAGTTACTGAAGTTGCGTTTGGAACGTATCTATGAAATGTGTAAGTATTAAGAGTTGATGTTGTTTCTACTAATATTCCAAAGCCAGCAGTAAAAGTTTTATTATTACCAGCACCAGTGATAGTAACCGTAGAGTTTCCTACAGTACCGTTAGATATACTAATAACTCCAATACCGTTAGAAGTAAGATTACTAGATAGACTTGCTACACTAACAAGTGTACCAGCACCATTATTTACATCAGGATTAGCGTTAGGAAAACTTGTTTCATTTGCTATCGGTACAAAACCACCGACATCATCTACTAAGTCTATTATTCTTGCATCTATGGCTGCTGTTGTAGCAACTTTGCTATCGTCTGAAACCCAAGTTTCACCGTTAGGGCCGGGTGCAATAATTTCAGATAAAGTATTTTTACCATAAAATCTTTCTTCAGCACGTTTGGCAGAATAGACTTGTGTATCACTTGATGAAGTACCAGATGTGACAACAGCACTACCTGTTATATCGCCCGCACTAACGGTATCTATGTAACCAGTACCATCAATATAAAGATCTTTAAATTTTTTATTAGAAGCACCTAAATCATATTGATTAGAAAGTAGAGGGTTAATATTTACATATGTCGTTACTGCGGTATCCTCTACCTTAAATTTAATATGAGTTCCATTAGGAAATACATTTAAGGGCCCCTTTACATTAACGTTAGAAGCATCAAGATTTAAATGTGAACTGGAACTTATATCATTACCGTTTATTGTTATGTTATCTATAGTCGCACTACCGTTGACATCTAGTACTCCGTCAACAGTTGTGTTATCAAGAGTTGTTGTATTGTTTACGTTAACTGCACCAGCTATAGTTACAGTGCTATCAAAAGTTGCAGCATTAGTTACATCTAAAGTTCCCGGGACATCGACGTTGCTTGTAAATTCAACTCCGTTACCACCGGCATTAGTTTGTAGTAATTGTCTAGCTGTACCATTTGCTAATTTACTTACGGCTATATCTGCACTTGCATTTATATCTGCATCTACAATAGCTCCGTCAGCTATTTTGCCTGTTGTTACAGCCGAGTCTTTTATTGCAGCTGTATTGACAGCTTGTGCCTCAAAATCGTATGACTGTATTTTTTGGTCTTGTTGCTCTTGTAATGCTCTAAGAGCTTGTTTTGTATTATTATTTAGGTCATCTGCTTTGACAGAAGAGCCAGCTTGAAATGTAGCTCTACCTTCTACAGCAGTATTACCATTGTTTAGTACGTCTGTTTGACGCACAACACGAACAACGCTAGGGCTACTTGGAGCTGTACCAATCCAGTCTACGGTGCTTTGACCAGTAGAACTGTAAGGATTAATATTATAATCAGATCCAGCAGACTTTAAAACTCCATCAACATATACTTTTATTTCATCGGATGAAAATGTAGTAATTGTAAAGTTGATGTCAGCTCCTGTCGCTGTTTGTTGGTGAAAGGATTGTTGTGACATTATTTATATATGTTGAGGATGTTTTGAGATGCACTTCTTTTATCAACTTGTGCAACTTTTTCTAGACGTTGCTTTTCGATTACTTCAGCAATTCTAGGATCATCTTTAATTGATGCCCATGCTTTTTTCTTAGCACGTTTGAACATTGTATCTATGATTCTATTATGGTAGTAATCTCTAGCGTTAAACTGACCACGCTTGCCTGCTCGAATGTCAGCATACATGAGCTCCATAGATGCTATCATTCTCTTGTCTTTGGCAAGTTTGTCAAGTTCTAATTCTAAGTTAAGAGAACCAAGTGCTCGTTGAAACTCTGATCTAATGTACGGATGGTCTGTTAGGTTTGTACTATCTGGTGCATAATATGTAGATGTACGTAAATCATAACCACTGTCAAATAAGAACTCTCTACCGGGGCTTTGGTCTAAATTAAGACTTACTGGACTTACAGCATTATATGCTCGAGTCAAGAAATCCCAGTCTTTGAGTGGTTTACCATTTAACATATCATACTTAACAGGTAGTTGATTGCCTGTAAGTTTTTCTGTAATTAAGTTTCTGTTACGTATAGACTGAAACACACCTGAGTTTATTTCACGCATGTATGGTGTAAATAATCTACCCAAGTCATTACGTATACCAGCTAACGGTACTTGGTTGTTGATAAGTCCAGATACAATACGACCTGTTTGTCCGGGTCTACCAGCAAATAAATCAACAAAGGACTGTATGCCTGCTAAGTATGATTTACTTGTAATAGCCTGTGCCATAACCAAAGCAATCTTACCAAGTTCGTTCTCTGTCCACTCTTCTCCCATAAGTTGACTTGCATCACCTATGTCAGCTACTGTAGACATGATAAGGTTAAATGGTTCAAACTGGTCGTAACCAATACGAACTGCACCTAGCTTAATTGTTCTAGGTTCCCACTTACCGTCTAACCATAGCTGTCGCTTTTGCCTGTCAACTGGCCCGTTACCATTAAGATCACCACGCATCCAAGCTTGTACAGCCATAAATGTAACAGCAGATCCTATAGCCAATCGGCCTGTTTGTAAGGCACGTGCATTAGCTAGCTCTTCAGCAGTAAAGATACCATACTTAGATACACTTCTTAGATCGTTAGGATTAGCAAATGCTATATCGTTAAACTCTTTGACTAAAAAGTTAAAACCGGGTGTATACTTACCTGTAAGAGCAAGACCATTAACACCAGTTCTAGCAAACAAAAAGAAAGGTTTGGCTAATGGTGTAGCTGAAAATACATCGTTTAGACCTTTTGCAAAGCCTGTAAGTTCTTGTGTAAGTGTTACTTCTTTACGTGCAAACTTTGTAGCTTCATCAACAATGTTGCCATTAGAGTCAAAGATTTGTGAATAAAAATCATCTTCATAGGCTTTCATCAACTCTGGTGTAATCTTTGGTGTTTTATAGCCACCTTCTTGTAACTCCAAAACTCTACGCATAGCTTTTTCACGCATCTTAGCACGACCCATGATATAACCAAACGCATCGTCAGTTGCAGCCATAATCTTTGTAGAGTATGTCAAAAAGTTACTGTTATTCATCTGACGTGCAGTGTTAGCTATACGAAACGCTGCTGTTTCTCCGGGTGTAGCTCTGCCACTATCTTCTGCCCAACGACGTAGTATCTCCCAGTTGTCGTCTGCCTGTGTAAACTCGACAAAACGTGTTTTTATCTGTCTAATATCTCCTTTCCAGTATGAGTTTAGTTTACTTCTAAATAAAGTAAAAGACTCTGGTATAGATTCTATCATGCCATTTACTGATGCAAGACTTGCTCTTACGTTATTTACATTACCATCAAACGGTAGTCTTAGGATTGCACCTAGACTCTGTGCAAGTGGTCGTAGGAATGTTGCAGTAGATGTACCCATGATAGCACGAATAGGTGTCTTGGGGCCAGATAGTATACTGTGTGACATTACACCTTCTAGCTCACGAATCATAGAACCTGTACGGTTTGCGCCACCTTCTTCGAGTGCACCACCAAGAATAGTCTTTCTTGCCCAATTATCAAAGTCATCTAATGTATTAACATTCTCCATCATAGAGAACGCTTCATACAAAGCATTTAACATATTATCATCTTGGTCATTTTTAGCAATCTTAAGAACTGACATTATAGAATCTTTTGCCTCTTGCATTGAGGCTTTTGTAGCTTCTTCTACTGTTTTCTTGCTTTTCTTACCGAGACCTAATTCTCTAAATGAGTCTGATTTTACAAATCTAGCTTTCTTTGTTTCATACAAAGCAGTAAGCATAGTATCTACAAGCTGTTTAGCTGGGCCATCAATGTCTTGTATATCTACAATATCTGCGATTTCTCGACCAGCTACACCTAAATCACGTACCTGTTTAAGAAGCGAACCTATTACGAGGTCAGCGATAACTACATTTTTAGATGTCCATACGTCGATACCATCAACTGTATCTGGTCTAGCTTCTAGTAGTTCTTTAAGATATTGTTGTGGTGACATTTCTAAAGCATTTCTGCCTTGAGTTATACGTTGATGTCCTTCTATAGCTTCTCTAAATTTAGCAGCCAGTGCTTTTCTATCACCTTTAGCTGATGCTAGCTCCTTCGCAAACTTCTCGCTACTCATCAAACCTTTCATGATTCTTTCGACCGTAGCGTCGTCTGTACCACCTTCTAAGGCTATCCTTTCTCTTTCTACGGGTGTTGTGACACTACCAGTAGAACCCTCCTCTGAGCCCCATTGAGTACGTGTTTTTGACAACTGTTCTCTGGCTGTTTGTGGATCTACTTCTGATATATGTGCTCCTTGATGTGGTTGAGATATAGGTGCATTTTTATCTGCTCTAAACTCTTCTTCACCTTTACGAAGCTGTGCTATACCAGCCTGCACTGTTTGATTTTCTAAGCTTTTATTACGTTTAGTTATCTGTTCAATAACTTTGTCGCTACCTTTTTTTAGTGTGTATGCAAACCCGTCAAAGACTAGACCTATGCCCATACCTTCGACAATATTTTTGAGTTTCATTACAACTGGGTGGTCAGTATCTTTGGTAGATATTGGTGTATCTATCCAACCATACCTGTCACGTAATGCACCCAAAGCGTTTTGCTCGTCTGATTCTTTAGATATAAGGTCAGACACAGCACCTACGGCAGCACCTCTGACTAAGTTCCCTTTAGTTAGTGCAAGTAAACCAGCTGGTATTGTGACGACTCCGGTAGCTGCGGCAGCCTTAGCTGCTGCAACTGTACCAAGTGCAAGTGTACCAAAATGTACCAAACCACGTAGCTGTTTACCCCACCATGTTTTTGTTTCGATTGGGTTATCGTA